AATAATATACCTCCACTATTTCAAATCGTTACGTGTGCCTCTCATTAGTCGCCTCATGAATTCTAAATCTTCTTTTGGAATTTGACGTCCTTCATATGTAAAAATCACGCTATCATCTTCAATATCGGCAGTTTTGACGGTTTCATCATTTCTACCAACTAAATAATCAATAGAAACATTAAAGAAGTCGGCAATAGTATTTAACATATCTATGTTTGGTTTTCTTTTGCCGGTTTCATATAAAGCCAGTGTAGCTTGTGCTATGTGTAGTTTATCTGCCAATTGGCTTTGTGATAAGCTATGTTTCTTTCTTAATTCAGCTATTCTGTTTTCTTCGGTCATAATCTCTCCCACCTTCCTATAACCTTATATAATTATTTTATTACAATATGTAATAAAATTAAATATGGAAAAAGTGATAAAATTATTTCATTTTGCTATTTACTTATTACAATATGTAATATATAATATACATGTAAGATAAATAAGGAGGTGCAAAAAGTGAACATTTTAAAGGAGAGATTAAAACTTGGGTTAAGTCAAACGCAAGCTGCCAAAGGTATAGGAATCAGTCAAGGCATGTTAGCATTGCTTGAATCAGGCGAAAGAGAAGGGAGCAACGAAACCAAAAAGAAAGTTGCAAAATTCTATAATAAGCCAGTAGGCTATCTTTTTTTTAACGACGATATTGCAAAACGCAATAAATAAATTACTTAAGGCAATAATAATTTGAAGAAAAATAAGAAACGGAGGGATAAAAATGAAAAATGGCATTGAACAAGTAAAGAAAGACCAAGAATTCATTAGATTGGTTCATTTAATTGATGATGACCTAACATACACCAGAATGTACTACAGAAAAATGGCAGGAGTTGAGTTGAATTTTGAAAAACGCCGCCACAGACGTATTCAAAGATTACTTGAAAATCAACTAAAAAATTTAAAAGCGGAGGAGTTACCAGGAATGGACGAAATAGAAAAGCTTATAAAGGAAACACAAAATACAGATGAACCTATGAATAAATGGGCAAGAGTAATTATCCAAACAAACGAAAAGAACCCTAAACCAATTGCAATAATGACTAATGATAATTACGAAGTAGCAAAAGGGTTCGTGATAAGACTGTTACCTAGTAAAGACTAGGAGGGGTGATTTTGGATTTAAAAAACAGTAAAAAATTTAAATCGATAGTCTGCATGGACATAGAATTTGCAGACTGCATTGTTGAAAAAATAGAAAATCCTTTTTCTGATGAACATACTTTTATAAAAGTTACAGAAAAAGGCAAAACATATTATCTAAATTTAGACTATGTTATTTTTTACGAGATTTAACTTGAGATAAAACACTGCCCGCTAGGCTTTTAGTAAGCTTGCTGGTACGTTTACTTTTCAAAGCTTTAGAAGCTTTAGTGGCAACTTTCTTAGAAGTTGTTTTACGACTAGAAGATTTAACCATATTAATTCTCCTTTCTTCATAAATTTAGCAAATAAAAATTTGGGAAAATCTGTTATTTGCTAATTAAATTATAACGCTATATGTAACGTTATCAAAATTTAGAAAGGTGAGTGTCGTATGTGGAATGAAATTCAAAAAGCATTAGATGAGAAGAACCTGTCAATTTACAAACTAGCAAAAATAACAGGTATTCGAGACTCAACGTTACACAACTACAAAAGAGGATCAGAGCCTTCATTCAAAAATATGTGCAGGATAGCAGACGCATTAGACGTCAGCTTAGATTATTTCAGAAAGGGAGAAGCACAATGGAAGAACTAATTAAAGTAACAACAAAAGGCGATACACAAGTTGTATCAGCTAGAGAGCTATATAAGGGTTTAGAGATAAAGAAACGCTTTAGTGCGTGGGTGTCAGATAACTTTAAAGATTTTATAGAAGACGTAGATTTTAAGGGCGTACTTATAAGTACACCCTTCAATCCAAAATATCCAGACGGGAAGCAACAAGAACTTCAAGACTATGCAATCACAATCAGCATGGCAAAAGAACTCTGCATGATGAGTCATACAGAGTTAGGAAAGAAATATCGTAAATACTTCCTAGAACTAGAACGCAAGTGGAATAACCCACAAGAGGTTGTTAAACGTGGATATGCAATTCTGCAAAACGAAAACAAACAACTAAAAATCGAAAATAACGAGCTTAAGCCTAAAGCAGATAAATACGACCGCTACCTTAGCAATAAGGGACTTATCACAATCACAGAAATTGCCAAAGAGTACGGTATGAGTGGTAGAGAATTAAATAAGTTCCTGCATGATAAGGGAATCATTTATAAGAAAGGTAATAAATGGTTCATTTATCAACGTTATGCAAATGATGGCTTGGTAGGTTATGAAATCTTTATGCCAGAAGATAAAGAAATCAGACGCACACTTAAATGGACTACAAAAGGCGAGCAGTTTATCAGAAGTTTGTTGGAAGATGAATCAATCGTTCCAGTGCTTGAAAGACCAAGTCAAATGATGATTGAAGATACAACAGAATATGACGGAGCTTGGTTTACTGCAAGTGAGATTGCTTGGAAGTTAAATCTAAATCCAAAACAATACGCAAAACATATTGGAAGAATTGCTAATGATTGTAGATTAAAACCAATATTCGCAGACCATAACAGATATTGCCGAAAAATTGTAGATGAATATGGACGAGAAAGTTATGAGTACACAGCACAAGGTGCAATGATTATCGAGAAAAAAATCATGGAAGAAATGGAGGTGTAAATATGGAAATTACAGTTCCAGTAGAAATGAATTTAGGCAACTTGATAGAACAGTTAGATCGAGTTACCGAACAGATGGAAAAGCTAAATAAAAAAGCTGAGTACATGGACAAGATGATAAAAGTTTCTGATTTGCCACCTTATCCAACGCAAGAGCAACTTAAACAAGCCTTAGTAATTGGACAAACACGCTTAAATGACTGGATTGCCATGGGACTAAAAAAACAAATATGGTCAACTGGATCGGTCAGATATGACCGTGAAGAAGTTAGGCAATTTCTGAAAGAAAATTTTGAAGTTTAGGAGTGATGAAAATGCGGTGTGTGTATGGAATTGTTGGACTTATAGCTTATGCCGGTTGTGTAGATCTTTACAGATTGCACAAGAAACGTAAAGGAGGTGATGGAAAATGATTAAACTAACAACAGCCGGCTACATTGTATTAATTGCCTTATCAGTTTTAGGTGGATATATTCTACACGGTGTTGTAGATGCCATTAAAGATGGAACGTTTTTTGATTAAGGAGGGATAAGCGTGGAAGATTTAAATTTAAAAGTTGCTGACGGTGGACGCTTTAAATGTGATAGTTGTGATCTTGTGTTTGAAGTGTACGGAGCATACGCTGAAGATATCAAGCGTTGCCCTATTTGTGGAAGGTATGATATTTGGATCATTGAAGAGATGATGATCTGAATACAAAAAAATCAGCAGTTGTAGCTGCTGAAAAATAAAACATTATAAAAATATTCTACTTAATTATAACACAAAAAGAAATGGAGAAAATAAAATGAATCAATTAATTAAAATGCAAAAAGGTATCACTGAGGCAGTGGGTAAACGTATCAAAGTTTTAGAAGATGAAGGCTTAGCCTTACCAGAACAATACAGTGCTAAAAATGCTTTAAGTTCTGCATTTTTTACCTTGCAAAAGGTTTATGGAATTGAAAAAGCAACTCAAGAAAGTATAGCTAATGCTTTACTTGACATGGTAACTCAAGGTTTAAGCCCTGCCAAAACGCAATGCTATTTCATTGTTTATGGTAATGAGTTACAGATGCAACGTTCATATTTTGGAACAGTCGCAGCATTAAAACGTTTGACTAACGTAAGCAAGGTTAAAGCTGAAGTAATTCATGAGGGCGACGTTTTCGAAATTGGCTCAAATGAAGACATGGAAATGATTGTTACTAAGTTTGAACCTAAATTTGAGAACATGAACAAACCAATTATAGGAGCGTTCGCAATGATTAAGTTAGAAGATGGGTCAATTAACTACACTGTTATGACCAAAGAAGAAATTGATAAATCATGGCAACAATCAAGAAACAAAAACAACAAAGTTCAACAAAATTTCGGTCAAGAAATGGCGAAGAGAACCGTTTTAAATCGAGCTGCCAAGATGTTTATCAACACCTCAGATGATAGCGACCTATTAACAGGAGCTATTAATAATACAACAGAAAGCGAGTTCGAAAGAGAAGAGCCAAAAGAAATTCAAGCTCAAGAAAAACAGGCTGATAACCTTATCAAACAAGCATTAAAGCAACCTGTAGAAGATGATAAGCCTGAAGACAAGGTAGTAGAACCAGAAGAACAACCAAAAGAACCAGCAGAAAATCACACTGATGAAGTAGTTGAAGATGCTGTACCAGATGACATTATCCCAGATAACGAAAATCAAACAGAATTGTTTAATGAATTTGGATTAATTGAGTAGGTGGTAAGTGTATGAAATTAACACAAGAAAACTATTATAACCATGATACCAATTGGAAATATATGAGCGTATCACTTTTTAAAGACTTTCTTAATTGTGAGGCTCAAGCTTTAGCAAAGCTCAAAGAAGAATGGAAACCAGTAAGCGATCCAACAGCTTTATTACTTGGTAATTATGTTCACTCGTATTTTGAGAGTAAAGAAGCTCACGAAAGCTTTTTAAAACATAATAAAAAATCTTTATACAAGTACGGAAATCCAGAAAAAGGGATCAAAAAAGATTTTGCCAAAGGCAACGAAATGATAAAGGTACTTGACGAAGACGAAGCTTTTAAGAACATCTACATGCCAGGCAAGAAAGAAGTAATCGTTACTGGAGATATATTCGGTCATAAATGGAAAGGTAAGATTGATAGCTTAATGCTTAATGATGGTTACTTTTGCGATATCAAGACAAATCAAGACCTCCACAAGAAACACTGGAGCGAAGATTTAAACAGGTATACAAATTTCATCAGTGCATACGGTTATTACATGCAAATGGCTGTTTATAAAGAACTGATTAAGCAAACATTCAACGTAGATTGTCAACCGTTCATATTTGGGGTTAGTAAGCAAACACCGCCAGACCATGAAGCATATAGCTTTAACAGTCCAGACGCTCAATATTACATGAATGAAGCTTTAGAAAAGATTGAGAAAAATCAAGATCATGTATTTAAGGTTATGAACGGAGAAGAAGAACCTAAACGTTGTGGAGTTTGCGAGTATTGCAGACGAATGAAGAAAATAACAGCATTCATAGATGCTAACGACATAGAAATTTATTAGGAGTGATAAACAATGACATTAGGCGAATTAATTGAATTGAAACAATCTATTGATGTTTACAAGATGCTGCTTTTCAAAGCAGCAGTTCCAGTAACTTTAGGAAAAGAAACTTTTGAAACTTGGTTGCCAAGATTAGAAGCAGCACAAGAAAGACTAGTTAATTTCATCTTAGAAAATGAGGGTAAAGACATAATCCTTTAGGAGGTTACACAATGAAAATTAAAGACAAACTTCAAGAACTAAAAAGCGAGTACCCAGAACTGAATTTAAAGGCACTCGTTATAAAGAATAATGATTTGAATTTTGCTTTTACTCTCAGAAACTATTTTGGAGTAACGACTATCGAAAGTAAAGATTATCAAGGAATCCTTTATCAAAGAATAACACAGGAAAGAACAATACAAAATAAATATCCTGCATTAGTAATCGAAATGATAGTTGATACAGAAGAATTTGAAAGTTCAAGCAATAGAACATTTTATCTGGTTAAAGAATATGGAATTTAATATACATGCCTTGTAAGTCGTAGCTTAAATTATTTTGAAAAGCAAATTGGCGGATATGTTCTTCAAAATGTGGGCTACCTTCAAAGCAAGAATGATGTATTTCAAAGTTAGATTTTCCTTCTTGTATAGCTTTATCGTACTTGATTTGAAGAAGTTGAAAATCACCATTTTTTAAATACTCAAGTTCTTTATCAGAAATATGTTTAACCATTATTACACCTCCTTTCATTAGGAGATAGATTAATTATACCAAAGTCAGTGTACTTACAACGCCGAATGGGTGAGATGCCCAGTAAACAGAAAGGAGTGATACAAAATGGAAGAAAATCCAATGAATGAAAAGCCAAGCTACTACTCAATTCTAACCGCAAATGTTAGATATGATAAAAGACTCAAGGCAAATGAAAAATTGCTATTTAGTGAAATAACAGCATTATCAAATAAATATGGATATTGCACAGCTACAAATAGTTATTTCTCTAAATTGTATGAAGTATCTAAAACTAGCATATCGACTTGGATAAACAATCTTAAAAGATGTGGATATTTAGAAATTGAAACGATTTATAAAGATAATTCAAAAGAAATTATTCAAAGAAAGATGTATCCACAAACTAACCCTATTAAAGAAAACTTAAATAGGTATTCAAGAAAAGTTACAGGGGGTATTAAAGAAAACTTAAAGACCCCTATTAAAAAAAACTTTAAGGATAATAATATAAATATAAATAATATAAATATAAATAGTAGTAGTAATAAGGGATCCAGTTTTGAAGAACAAATCAATGCTTTTACAGCATATCAAATGACAGGAGCAAGCCTTACAGGAAGACAGCAACCGATACTGGTTGATTATGTAGATAGGTTAGGACATAAGTTAGTAGTACATGCGATTGAGTACATGGAAGACCATACTAAACGACCTAATTTTTCATATCTGAGAACGATTTTAAATGGTTACGAAGACAACAACATTTTAACTGTTGAAGAAGCTATCAAGAATGAAGAACGGTTTAAAGAACACAAGAAGAAACAACATGCGAAAGATAAACAAAAGAAGTCCATGTTTATGGATGCTAAAGACCAAGATCATAGTAAATCAGATGAAGAAGCATGGGAGGCATTTTGGAATGGATAACTTAGGGGACGCAATCAAAATGATGTTTGCTAAGCATTTTGTAGATGTTGGAGCTTGTCCACAATGTGGAGCTAGGTTATACGTTCCTAAACCTAGACCGGATATTGGAGGAGCTTGTCCCACTTGTGGATATATCGACAGCAATAAGCATGTTGTGAGAACTGATGAAGATTGGACTTTAGAGGCACATAAGAACGATCAAATAAGTTATTTTAATTCTAATTCAATCATACCTGGATTAAAGATAATGAGTAACAAATTTGAAACTATGAAGATGACGCCAGAACTTAATGATGTGGTTAAAACAGCTAAAGATATAGCAGTTAGAATGGCAAAACCAAAACATAAGCCAATACATTCGTTATTTACTGGATCAAGTGGAAAAGGAAAGACACATACAGCAATAAGTATTGTCAATGAAGTGTGGAGGCTTGCAAACTATCAACATAAGATATTATTCATTGACTATCCTATGTTTGTATCCATGCAGCAACAAGCAATTAATGACAAAGATGCTGCTAAGTTTATCAACAAAGTGATGTATGAAATAAGAGATGAAAAGGGCAAAGGTGCTGATTGTGTAGTAATTGATGATTTAGGAACAGAGCCACAAATGGCTAATGACTGGAATTCAAGTAAATTCAACGAAATTATGAGAGCCAGAGAAGATAAAGATATTATTATCACAACGAATCTAGCACCAGAAAACATTGCAGACAAATACAATGAACAAACCATGTCAAGGCTTAGGAAGTTCGCAAAAGGCAACTTTATCAACTTTAAAGAAACTATCCCAGATTATAGGAGGGCTATGTAATGAGAGTTAAATCAATGTTATTAGATGACGACGGAATCACATACATTATTGGGGGAACAAAGTTCAGATATAGAGCTGAACGGGATCCACAACTTGAATTAGGTCAAGAAGTGGAGCTTGTGGACTTGATCCGTAAGACAAGACCATATCTAGTTATGAGCAAAGAAAATCAAAAGAAGTAAGGTGGTTTGTATGAACAACGAATTTATCGAAAGAATATTGCTTGCAGGACACGACAAAGGATACGCAGACGGACATGATGATGGATATACCGACGGATACACAGACGGTTACGAAGATGGCATCAAGAAAGGAATTGAATTAGGTAGAAAGCAAATTCTAATGGAGATTGCTAAAACATATGATATTAACTTTTAACATTGAACCACAGCAACAAGAACGACCAAGAGCCACAGGACGCGGAAGATTTATCCGAGTGTATGATCCACCTAAAACAGCTAAATTCAAACGTGAGTTAAAGCAGTTGGCAATGCTGGAAATGAGAGGCAAAACAAAATACGAAAAAGCGATATCTGTAACGATTAGATTTTTCCGTAAGGTGCAGAAAAGCGTGTCTAAAAAAGAGCATGCTAGACGTACAGAAGGGCATGTTAGACCAATCGTAAAGCCTGACTTGGATAATTATATCAAAAGTACGTTAGACGCTTTAAACGGTGTTATATGGACTGATGATGCAACCATAGTAGAGCTGAACACGAGTAAATGGTACGCAGATGATCCAAGAATCGAAATTGAAGTAAAGGAATTGAAAAATGATGAAGAGAGAAATCAAAACTAAAGTAGAACTATATAACGATAATTTTGAGAACTTTAAACGATACAACATACCAAAGGCACAATTAATTATTGCTGATATTCCCTACAATATTGGAAATAACTTTTATGCAAGCCGTTCAGATTGGTATGTTGGGGGGGATAACAAGAACGGAGAAAGCGAGAATGCTAACGCACTAGCATTTAACAGAGATGAGAACTTTAATGTTATCAACTTCATGAAATTTGCTAGGAAGTTATTAAGAAAGGAACCTAAGGAAGTTGGTAAGGCTCCAGCTATGATTGTGTTTTGTGGCTGGCAACAAATCAACATGTTATCAGAACAGGCAAAGAAAGAAGGCTTTAAACATGCCTTTCCATTGACTTTTAACAAGAAAACAAGTTCTCAAGTGCTAAAAGCAAATATGAAGATTGTAGGAGCTACAGAATACGCACTTGTGTTGTATCGTGAGAAGTTACCAAAATTTAACAATGATGGACGTATGATTGTGGATCATTTCCCATGGGTAGTAGATAATACTTATCCTAAAATTCACGCAACACAGAAACCTATACCAGTGTTAAGACGATTGATTGAAATCTTCACAGATCCAGGAGATGTTGTAATTGATCCTTGTGCCGGAAGTGGTAGCACGTTAAGAGCAGCAGCTGAATTAAATCGTAGTGCATATGGTTTTGAAGTTGAAAGAAAAATGTGTGAGAAAGCCAAAGATAAGATGCTAGGACATGCAGAAATTTTATTAGTTTAAAGGAGATTTAAAAATGGAAATTGAACTTAAAAATGTAGCTTATGCAAATAATGATGTCTACCAAATAGGTAATGTATTTTCACGATTAGGAACACCTATTTTAGTCGCCAAAACTAGGTTCTTCGAGGGAGGAGCAGGATATTGTTTTGTAGATTTAGACGATGGAAAAATTCTTACACCAGTATGCTCCAATTTAGAAATATTAGCTAAAGAATATGGTTTCAGTGGAGATGTATTAGTCAAAGCTAAGCTAATTGTTGATTACAAGCTAGATGGAGATACAGAAGATGAAGATACTGAGTAAATTATTAACTCTACTACTGGTTATTACAATTTTTGCAAATACCATAACGTTTGTTTTAGGAATCTTTTATTTCTTTGATTTTGAAACATTTGGTATGTGGCTTATGGAGCTGGTTGTGATTTTTATTCTAACCTATGCTAAAGCAAATGTTGATTGTTATATAGATCAGTACGAGTCACAAGAAAACAAAACTAGAAGAAGTAATAAATAGTAATTAAAAAATATTACCACATATTAGTGGTAATTATGTGGGTATACGTTAATGGCAGACTGCCAGAATCCCCACTCTAGGAATGCGGGTTTGAATCCCGTTATCCGCTTTAATATCGATATTAAATTAAAGTTAATGGAGTTGATGATATGGTTAGGAACAAAATGGAAGATTTGAATAATATTTTGTTTGAACAATTAGAGCGTTTGAATGATGATAGCTTGAATTTAGATGAAGAATTAAAACGAGCTAAAGCTATCAGTAATGTATCAGATAAACTTATTCAAAGTGCTGATTTATCATATAGAGTTATGAAATTACGAGCTGATATAACTGGAGACATAGAAACACCTGATGTATTGGAGGCAAAGCATGTCAAAAAGATTGAGTCCAAAGATAATTAATTGGTTAAAAGTCAATGTTCCAGGTAGACCGTGGAAAGAAGTATTTGAGTTATTTCAAAAAGAATTCCCTGATTTTGCTTGGTCTATGGATGCTATGAAAAATGCATGCTATCAACGTAATATTCGTAATGGTATTTTAGTAAGTCCTGAGTCTAAAAAATATTGGTTCAAAAAAGGACATAGTGTTCATAATGAAAAACCTTTAGGTAGTGAATTTAAAATTAAGGGATATGTGATGGTTAAAGTAAAAATGGATGGTTCTAGATATGAAAAATGGAAACCTAAGCAAGTGCATATTTGGGAACAACATAACGGTCCATTACCAAAAGGATATATTATCACATTCATAGACGGAGATAAGTCAAACCTAAATATTAATAACTTGGCTTGTATTAAAAAGAGTGTGAACGGTGCAATGAATATTAAAAGTTTACGTTCAGAATCGCCAGAATTATTCAAAGTTAGAGTAGCTCAGATTGAGTTAGATCAAAAGATAAAAAAGATAACTAAGAATTTAGGAAGTGATTGAGTTGGGCCGAAGAAAGAAAATATTATTCACTGATTATTTCATAAACTTGGTAGACACGTATAAATTGAATCAAGTAGGAGAAAGAACGTATAACAAATATTGTTTAACTCACAGACACTTGAAGAAAATTTGTCCTGACTTGTATTTACAGGACATGAACGCAAATGACTATCAACAAATCTTAAATGAGTTTGGCAAGAATCATGAGAAAGCTACTATAACAGATTTCCACCGTCAATTAGCTTGGGCTTTAAAGAGAGCTTATAACGTTGACGGATTAACAGATAGAGATGTTACTTATGACGCTCAAATTCCTAAAGGTGTAGTAACCAATAAGAAGAAACCTAAATTCATGGAACTTGATGACATGAAAAAATTGGTAGTTACTTTGAAATACCTTAATTCATCTTATGCGAATTTCTTTTTGATTTTACTAAAAACAGGTTTAAGATTTGCTGAATTACTAGGAATAACATTAGAAGATATTGATTTTGAGAAGAAAACAATATCTATTAACAAGACTTTGGATTATAAGAAAGGTGCTTATGATGAAAATTTTTCAAGAAGATTTAAAAGCACTAAAAATAAATATTCGGTTAGAACAATTCCAGTAGATGATGCAGTTATATACATGTTTTGGAGAAATGCTAAAGGTGCTGATAAAGATGAAAGTATCTTTGGGTCAATTAAAGGATTCCAATATAATTCATCACTTAATAACAAACTTGAACAAACTTGTAAATACGCAGGAGTTCCAGTTATAACTTTGCATGGATTAAGACACGAGCATGCTACTTACTTAGTTAGTCAAGGTATTGATAGTCGTGCTGTTGCTGAAAGGTTAGGTCACGTTGACGATTCGGTAACTAGAGAAGTTTATATTCATAGACTGGAAACAGAAAGGGTTAGAGATAATCAACAAATTATGAGGAGTGTTTCTAAGATATGACAAAATTTAGAGAACCAATAAAAGGTAAAGATCCAGATTTTAAAATCATGCCTTCAAGAACGGAAAATTTTTGGATAGATAGATTTGAACAAATAAAATCAATAAATCCTAATTTTGAAATGACTACTGACGATGAAAACATGAGTAAATCATCAATAATCAATTTGAAGTGTAAGACTTGTGGGTTTTCCGAAAATCTAAGATTACAATCTTTATGGATAAATAAAGATAGGCAATGTAAAGGATGCAAGATACAAAACGATAGGCTAAAATTCAAGGAAATTCAAGCAAACAACCCTAATTTTGAAATGACGGCTGATGATTACGTTTTAGAAAATTCAACAAAAATCAACATAAAATGTAAGACTTGTGGTAATACAAATCAAATAAAATTTAATTCACTGTTATTAACTCCGAATAGGAAATGTATTTATTGTGAAAAAAACTAATGGTTTAAGGGGAGCAAATAATGAAATTTGATGTAAAAACAGTTAATGGGATTTTAGAAATAGACGACGCTTTTAAAGCTCCAACAAAAATGATGAATTTAATGCTAGATCCTAAAAAACGTGAAGAAACGTTTGAAAAATTTTTAGAAATTGAAACTGATATGAGTTATGAATGGTTTCAAGAATATTTTGGCGATGAACAAGCAGAAAGAAAGTCAAAGAAACAGGACTTTACACCTAGTTCAGTTTCTAATTTAGTTGCTAAATTAGTTGGGAAAGATAAGAGTACTTATTACGAGCCTGCAGCAGGAACTGGCTCAATGCTTATTGCTAAATGGTGGAATGATAGATTAAAGAATCCTTTATACAAACGTCCAGAAACTGATAATCCATTGATTAAAGTTCTAACATCTTCAATCTTTACCTATGACCCAAGAGCATATTGGTATCAAGCAGAAGAATTATCAGATAGAGCAATTCCATTTTTAATTTTTAACATGTCTATTCGTGGAATGAATGGTTCAATAACTCAATGTGATTGCTTATCAAGGAAAGCTACTAGAGCATTCTTTATTAGAAATGATACAGATAATTATTTAGGCTTTTCAGAAGTAATCGAGTTACCTAAAAATCAAGAAGTAGCTGATTTATTGGGAGTTCACTGGGATGAATAGAATAAGAGTTAAGTCAAAGTGTAAGAATAGTCTGTTAGGAGTGATGTGAATGGCGGCTATATACATAGCTTATGACGACAAAGAAAGAATTTTGACTGTTGGTACTGCTAAAGAGTTGGCCAAGTATCTTGAAATTAAACCGAGATCTGTCGTTGATAGTGCAACTAGGCTCAAAAGGGGAGTTATAAACCCTAAAATTAAAATCTATCGTGTTAGAGGGGTATGAAATGGACATTGAATTTATAGGATATGTCATAAAAATTGGTAATTATTATTTTGGAGGCAGAACCCAAAATTCGATTAGTGTTTATAAAAAAGTACAACAAGCAGAGATATACGATGAAGATGAATTAGACATCGCAGAAAGAGTTGCATCTGACTTAGGTGGAACAATTAGAAAGATATATGTTTCTGATAAGGAATGATGAAGATGAACAAAAATATTAAAGAAATGTCAAAAAAGCTTGAGTCTGAATTTTGGTATGATTTTAAAAATTGGAAGGAGCTAAACTAGATGATTAAAAAGCAATCACCAAGACAAAAGATAAGAAATCGAGCTAGATATTGGGATAGTGATTATCTAGCAGGTTTCGTTAAAGGTTTAAAGATTAGACAAGAATATGAATACAGACGTGGTATGAGAGATCTGCATAAGAAAATAAGCGAAAGGTATGGGTTGGATGATGAATAGAAATAAAAATACTAAATCGATGCTGGCAGAACTTAGAGAAGAATATCCTGTTGATTACGAAATTGAAAACATAAGGGTTGATGTTGTAGATAAAAATGATAACTATGATGATTATGCTGATTTTGATGAATCTAAATTGTGGGAGGTAAGAATTTACTACCATGATAAGTTGTTTACAATCAGACATAAATATACAGATCTATTTGAAATTTCAGATGATAACTACCTAGATATACATGATTTAGATGATCTCGGAAAGATTATTAACATAATTGGCAAGCATTTGAAGAGAATCAGTTACGAGTGGAGAATTGAATCAAATGATAAAGTTCAATAAAAAAGCATTTAATAAAATCTGCAAAGAAATAGATGAACTAGCAATAAGCAGGAGGAGTAAAGTGATGATGGAGTTTTCAAAAGAAATCAAACAAGAATCTAAGAGAATACAAGAACGAACAACAGAAGTAGCTGGGCTTTTAAGAGAATTAGAAGGTTACGAAGGAATTCTAATAGCTTTAGGTAAAGGCGATGCAATGGGAGCTACTTTCATAAGTGAAAAGAATTCAAATACACCGTTAATTCTATATAAAATTTTCGAAAGAATGACTGATGTAGATAAGTTAGCATTCATGGCGATGGTTTTAGGACTTGAAGAAGAATAACATTTGACCCTAACAAGTCTTAAAACTGTTAAATATTGGCTTATGTCTATTTGAACATTATACATTCACAAACAGCGTAAATCAGGATCTCTCAAATGACATAAACAGTACAGGCTTAGCATCTGTCAAAGGATACTGAGTCATAGGTAGTAGAGATGTAAGGAAGCTACAAACAAAATTTTTTTGAAAAGGAAGTGAATAGCTCCTCCTCGTTAATATTACTTAAGTTTACATCGTAGTAACCTAGTAGATTTACTACCGAAACCAGACTTTCTTTTAAATACACCGTTACAGTTACAAATAAATTTGGAAGGAGTTAATCCTCCGTGCATTATATTCTTCGTGTGTGACTGTAACATTGCCTTGTATCCACATGATTTGAGCTGGTCTTACGTTTTGAGGACGTAGCAAGGCTTTAGCTAGCTAGAAATAAAAGAGAAAGGATTGATTAGATGAAATTATATTTAGTTGAATATTTTATTAACAATAAACTGCATAACATGATTGTTAGAGCTAAAGACCACAACGCAGCAGAAACACAAGTTAAAGTGTCTGTGATAGCAAATATTCATGATGATAATTTCTAATAATAAAGCACGCTCCCTTGGAAACGTGCCACCTAATATCGATAAAATAATTATACCACAGGGAGAGTGTAGAAATGGACTATATGGAACTTTTTGAGCCAGTCGACGAAGTCCAAACGGCTAGAAATGTTAGGAATTTTTTTAACAAAGATTTAGATAAATTATTACGAATGGCAAACGAAGTACCGTCATTTTTACGTTCGCCAGTGATTGATGATATGCCTAAATCACCTAGTTTTAAAAATGGTAGTGAAGAGATTTTGGTAAATCATTTTGAATCTAAATCATACATAGCAAAAAACATTCTAATTGGAGTTAGTAAAGCTTTAAACAACTGTCGATTAATTCATAAACAAATACTAATTGATAAGTACCTAGATGATATGTATGATTGGCAGATAATGCAAAGATTGAATTATGAAAAAACTCGATATGCAGAATTAAAGATTAATGCATTGAATGAATTTGCTGACAGATTAGAAGTACAACCAGATTGCCCTAATTTGCATGTATATATCAAGAAAAACGGAAATCAAACGGAAAGTTAGCGGAGTTGCAACGGTACTTTAGTGAATTATTATGGTATTGTAGCAAAGGTAAGTTTATAGACTATGAGAGTTAAAACTTTTGTTAAAAATAACATTTACTTATTATTATTTCACTAAAGAGAGTGTAGTTACTCTCTTTTTTTGGTAGAATAACAGTGAAATAATAATGGGAAGTGTAATGGAAATGGTACAGAATAAAGTTTCAAAAAAATATGATTTTTTCAATATTTATAGGCATACTAAAAGAAAGGGAGTTGAAGGATTTGACGAAGATGGTAATAGTTATGATTTGAGTTTAATAGATGAAGCACTATTAAATCGCTTTAATAAAATTCCAAGTTCTTTAACTCTAACAAAATTAGGGGATTCTGTGTATGTTGGTATTACCAACATAAGTTGTTACTATCTTGATAATAATTCAGCAAATGTAATTAGTCAGGGTAGCGATGTTGATTTAACACAAGAACATCTATGGGTTTTTAATATTGAAAAAGTAAATACTAATGATGAAGCCGTAGTAGTTGAGGTTACTCAACAAGTTGATAAAGGAAGAACTGAATATGGTTCGGAGCAAACACAAGGCGCTGCTAAAGATACAGTTGTTTGCTTTAATCCACAGAATGGTGTGGTGATTTTGCCACCAAGAAGCGGTGTTGGAATATCTAGATTGTTAAAGTTCTTTTATCATATTAGTGAGGGGCAACTTAGAGGATTGTATGATTCTATTATTATTGATGATACTAATTTGAATAATATACTTCATATGAGTACTATCACTGATCTTAATATAAGAGTTACTAATTTAGTTGATGATTCAAATTATAAAGGCAGTATGAGTACGTTTAATTCTATAAAAAACAAGAAAATGGCTATGCGTTTGTATGGTGGCAATTTTGTAATTGCAGAAACCGTTAGATGGATAAGAAATATAATAAACCTTGGAAGTGGCGAGAATAAGAAATTAAACGTTGATAAAATTGTTATTAATGGTTTACACAATGGTGAAATGCAGACAATCGATTTGGTGACTAACAGAATGGTTGCTAATGATGATGTAAAGCTAGTTAATGGAAAGATAGTTATTAGTGAGATGATGGAGTCTGTAAAGAGAGTTTATATGGCTAATAAGACTAAGTTAGATATAAGCCACAAATTAAAAGGAGGTCAAGGAGTATGAGCTTTCTTAAAAGAAACAAGTTTACTTTTATCATTGGAATAGTTGTTTTTATACTGGAAAGTTTTTTTAAAATAAGATCGTATCATTTAATTGAATTAATGAGTGCGGTTTTGACTTTGGCTGCTACTCTAACAGCAATTTTTATAGGTTTTATTTCTATAATAGTCAGTCTCGGAGCAGATCGAGTATTTAATAAATTAAATCTTGACTTAATTTACCTGGAAAAATTATTGATTGGAACAATTTTGTATTTATTGGCTTCGTTTGAAGCGATAATATCTTTTTTTATAAATACCCGTTCTTCAAAACAGATATTCTGGTTTATGAATATATGGTCTACAACTATGGCAATGGCATTTTCGATAACTTTTTCTTTATTGTTTGGACTATTAATTTTTTTACATGGTAAATGGCAAAGAAGAAAGGATGAAGATGATCTATATTGAGTCAGCTTAACAGCTGGCTTTTTATTTTGGAGAAAATTATGAAAGATAGTATAGATTTTGGAAAGGTACAAACTTATGAAGAACTAAGGATGTTACGTGAGTTAGAAAATCACTACAAGAAACATCCAGTCAAACGTAAGCGTAAGTACAGCAGAGATACAAGCAAGATTAAATTAAAAGGTGGTGGGTGATATGGTGTGAAGAAAACGCAAAAAAACGCAACAATAGACCCTTTTTTAAGTTTGAGTAAAGACAAGCAAACCTTTATAAGACTAGTGTTTGAGGGTGAATTAACGAATAAAGAAATTGCGGTTAGGATTAACAAAAAAAGAGTAAGCACAGTTTCGGATTGGAAAAAGAAAAAATGGTTTGAACCAGCTTTTAATGCATATGCAAATAGAGTAATAAAAAATCAATATAAAAATAAATCTTTAAAAACGCTAGTCGATTTACTGGATGCCAAATCAGAAATGGTACGACTACAAACTGCTATTACTATTTTAAAAATGTCAGGTATGATGTCTGATAACAGCACACCAGAGCTAGATAAAGCTAAGGTACGTAAGGCAAACGCAGAGGCAGATATCGCAGAATATAAAGCGAAAGCATTATCAGAAGCTGGGGCTAGTGGAGTTGAATTAGTTAATAAGTATCTAGATAAATTAGACGCTACAGCAAATGAAGAGGTTGGTGGAAATAATGAGTCTTAGTGATGTTTATACAGAAAAACAAATTGAAGTGTTAAAAAAATATAAACAAGGGTTCCGACTAATGATAAATTATGGAGCCAAGCGAAGTGGTAAGACTGTAATTGATAATGACTTGTTTTTGATGGAGTTACGGGAAGTCAGAAAGCGAGCAGATGAAAGGAATATAAGAGAACCACTTTACATTTTAGCTGGCGTTTCATCCAAGACAATTGAACAAAATGTATTAAATCCTATACGAAATAAATATGGAATTGATTTTCAATTTGATAAGCATGGTAATTTTACTTTATTTGGTGTCAAGGTTGTTCTAGCTTATACCGGTTCTATTGGTGGTTTAGGTGCTATCCGCGGTATGACAAGTTTTGGATCATACATCAATGAAGCATCAATGGCAAATATGGAAGTATTTAAAGAAATCATGGATCGCTGTTCTGAAAAAGGTTCAAAGATAATTTGTGATACTAACCCAGATAATCCAGAACATTGGCTAAAGAAAAATTATCTTGATAATGATAATCCAAATTTTAAAATCGTTTCAACACATTTTACTTTAGAAGATAATACGTTTTTAGATAGTGATTATATAGAACAACAGAAAGCTGGGACACCTAGCGGGATGTTTTATGATAGGGATATCTTAGGCCTTTGGGTTAATTCAGAAGGCGCTGTTTATCAAGATTTCGATAAGAATAAGATGATAGTTGATGAAGCGCCAGATGGCTTAACATATATCGCTGGTGTTGACTGGGGATATAGTCATTTTGGCTCGATAGTAGTATTTGGTAAAGATAATAAAAACAATTATTACTTAGTTGAAGAACATACTAAACAATATAAAGAAATTGATTATTGGACTGAAACAGCGCAGAAGATAAGACGCAAATATAAAATGGATATGCCTTTTTATTGTGATACAGCGAGAGTAGAGCATATAAATCATTTTATTAATGCAGGAATTAATGCAAGATATGGTTATAAAAGCGTAATTAATGGAATTGAAATAATATCTAAGTTGATGAAACAAGGAAATTTCTTTGTAAAAAGTGGAGTGACTGATAGGTTTCTAAAAGAAATATACTCATATGCTTGGAATGATAAGAGCAGAGATCAAGACGCAGTTATCAAAGAAAATGATGATGTTATGGATGCCATGAGATATTGTTTAGCGACACCAATTCATTTAGATCAACAAAGAAAATATTATCCAAATCCAGATAGAAATAAGATTAGTCAAGGTTTGAGAAAATTGGGATTATAGGAGGTGTAACATGCTAGATAATAAAGAATTATTTTTCAGAAGTTTAAACAGTCAACTATTACAGAAAGCTAATACTAGCAAATCTATTGTTGAAACAAATAAAAAATATTGTATTCCGGAAGATAAATTTAATAATGTATTTAGTTCTAATAATCCAGAAGCAATAGCTAATCTAGCAAATGATTATATTGTTCATCATTATACGTATCAAGCTCCTAGAATAACAATGTTACAACGCTATTATTACGGTGACAATGATATTCATTATTGGGTAAATGACAAAGTAGCTAATGGTAGAGCGGATAATAGAATAGCCAGTGGTTTTCCTAAGTTTATTACTAATATGAGAGTGGGTTATAGATTAGGTAAACCAATCCAATTTAAGTGGTCTGATAATAATGATCCTGATAATAAAATTATTGACTTAGTAAAGAAGTTTAATAATTTAAATGATGAAGAATACCACGAAAAAGTAATGGGAATTAATTTATCTATCACTGGTAGAGCTTATGAACTCTTATATACAGGAGAATCTGTACAAGATAGTAATGGTGACTGGAGTATTCCTGATGTTTATTTAAAAGCGATAGATCCAGCAACATGTTTTGTTGTATATAATACAACAGTTGAATCCAAGCCTTTATTTGCAGTAAGATACTATGCTTATGAATTTAACGACGAAACGGTATATTATGCTGACATATATACTTCTAGTAAGGTGTATCATTATAAAATGCAAACAGCCAATGCTAGCGGTAAAATGGAATATTTGAGTGATGATGATTTATCATTCGATCAAGTACCAATTATTGAATATTCTAACAATGAAAATAGAGTTGGAGATTGGGAACAAAAAATAGACAATATAGATGCTTATGATTTAGCAATGTCTGAAATGGCTAACAGTCAAGAAGATTTCGCTAACGCTAAGTTAATGATTAATGGAGATATGGATTTTGAAAAGAAACCATTAGTCAAACCAGATGGAACACCAATTTTAGATGACAACGGAGAACCAATACTTGTGCCTAATGTAGATACTCAAGACAGGTATTTATTTTTAAAGCCATCTGTAATACCTAATGCGAATAATGGAAATACCGTTATTAATTCAAGTGCTGAATATCTGACAAAAGACCTTAATGAAGATGGTTGGGAAATTTATATTAAACGCTTGGTTGCCGATATACATAAAGACACAAACACACCAGATGTAAGTGATGAAAATTTTGGTGGTAATAATAGCGGAATAGCCCTTGCTTATAAATTATTTGGCGAAGATCAAGAAAGAAGTATGCAAGAATCTTTATATACAAAAGGAATTATGCAAAGGCTAAGATTACTCAATTCTTATTGGTCTAGTCTAAAATTATGTGATAAAGATATTGTAAATAAATTTTCAATAAAATACTTACCTAATGTACCTAAAAATGATAGTGAAATTGTTAATATGTTTAATGTTTTACAGCAAAGCGGTGCATTGAGTGATAAAACGTTATTAGAATTTGTAAGTGTTATTACAGGAATTGATGCAGAAGCAGAAGAAGAGAGAATAAAGCAACAGCAGCAAGAAGAAGGGAAATATGGCTTTGATGCTGCTTTACAACAAGTAGATGAAAGTCAATTAGAACAAGCAAGAAAACAATTAAATTTAGATGATACTACTAGAATAGAGACACCAAGCGATTTCATACGCAGAATGAGAAGTGAAGAGTAATGTTATCTAAAAGTAAAATGCAAAAGATCTTAAAAGAAATTTATGGTGCTAATTTAATTGACCGACAAACTTTAGATAGATTATTTAGTAGTTCTGAGAAAGAAATTTTGGGTTATCTAACGTCTTTTATAGCTGATGATAGTAATTGGTCTGGAAAGGTAAATAAAGACGATATAGAAAAAATACAAGCGGAATTAAATGAGTTGTCAAAAGATAACAATTTAGTCCCGCTTGTTTCAGTTATGATAGCTAATTTACAAAATGCAACCGCAGGAGATGTATTACAAGCTAGAATATCGTTACCTTTAATCAAAGTTGCACAACAGCAACATAGAATGATAGATAACGCGACTGTTGATGTTCCTAAGTTGTTAAGCAAATATTCTAAATTACAAGCACAAGAGATGCCTAACAATCACAAAGTGCCACCTAACTATGATGAATTATTAACTAAAATGATCCGTAGTAGTTGGGATGAAGCACATTTAAGTATTAACAAGGACATAAATTATACTATCCAAAGAATTAAACAAGTAGCAAAACAAGCTGCTAGTGCTACTGATGATAATTTAAACTATGCTAAAAGGATTGATAAAATACTGACTGGCGGTAAAGTGGGCAATGGCGCAAGCGGAAGAGCACAATCAATCATTAGAACATTCGCCAGTAGAGCCTTGAACGAAACAACATTCGCTAGTTATAAAGCTAGAGGAATACAGTATTATAGATTTTTAGCATTGGAAAGTAATACTTGTGCAGAGTGTCAAAGCATGGACGGAAAGATATTTAAAGTTGATGATGCAACGGAAGGAATTAATCGTCCACCAATTCATGTAAATTGCCAGTGCTGGACTGTTCCAATGGAAAACACTAATTTTGTTAGCAGAAGTGAAATTTCAGAAGAAGATAGTAATGAATAGTTAAGTATAAGCGCTCATTGAAGTACTTTTTATTTTGGTCTTTTTTGAGATTGCAGACCTTAAAGAACAATCTTTTTTCGTTGCCGAACGTTAAACGAGTATCAGGTTGAAATACCAAGTGAGGAGAAAGAATATGTCCGAAGAAGTAGAAAACCAAACTGAAACAGTTGAAAATACCGAAGAATCTAAAAAAGAAGAGAAAAAGTTTTCTCGTGATGATATTGCCAAAATGGTAAATGCTCAAGTTGATAAAATCAAAAATGATTTAGAAAGTAAATATTCTAAGCAACTTGAACAAGCAAAGGTAGAAGCTTTAGAAGAAGGAGAACGCCGAGCAAAGATGACTGCTGATGAAAAAGCAGAAGAAGACCGTAAGCAGCGAGAATTGGAGTTCGAACGTCGTGAAAAAAAACTTGAATTAAGAGAACGAAAAGCAGAAACAAGGGATTTATTAACAAATGCAGGGTTACCATTATCTTTTGTCAGTCAATTAATGGGTAAGGATAGTGAAGAAACTCAAAGAAATATTAATGAATTTCAAAAGATTGTTAATCAACAAGTTCAAAATGAACTACATAAAAAAGCAGCTGGTAAAGTACCTAATACAAGTTCGAGTTCTCCAGCTCCTCAAAAGAAGTTATCTGAAATGACACTTGATGAGCAAATGGCTTTATATCATGAAAATCCACAAGCATTTCAAGCATTACAAAATAATAAATAGGAGGAAGAATAATGCCACAATTTAGTTTAAAAGATGCAATCGTACCTGAAATTTTTGCACCTTATGTACAAAATTTATCAACAAAAACAAATAGATTTATCACATCAGGGATTACAACATCTAACTTTGATATTTCCGCTCAATTAACACAACCAGGAACAGAAATTCAAATGCCTTTTATCAATGATTTAGAAGGTGATCCTCAAATCTGGAATGACACTACAAATATTGCAGTTGATTCAACAACAACTGGTAAACAAAGAGCGTTCAAATTCTGGCTTGCCAAAGCATTTGGATATACAGATTTTTCTGAAACAGTATCGGGAGCACCTATTCAAGAAACAATCGCACAACGTTTTGGTGCATATTGGACTAGAACGGACCAACGTATCTTGTTAGCTACTTTAAAAGGCATTTTTGCCAATATTGATATTGCTACAGCTAAAATGTTTGATGACTCTGCTAATGCATTCAGTGCTAAAGGATTTTTAGCAACTATCTCACGTTTAGGAGATTTACAAGATCAAACATTTAATAGTATTGCAGTTCATTCAGCTACTTATGCAATGATGAAAGCACAACAAATGATTGATACAGTACAACCAGCTAATGCAGTAACACCATTTGGAACATATAACGGTATGAATATTATTGTTGATGATGATTTACCAATTGAAAATGGAGTAGCAACTTCATATATTTTTGGTTCTGGTTCAGTTGGATATGCAGTAGCTGCTCCTGCTGATGCACCAGCTATTGAAGTAGATAGAAATGCTAGAGAAAATGGCGGACAAACAGCAATCATCAATAGACGTGTATTGGCAACTCATGTAATGGGAACAACTATTGCTGATTCATTTGCTACAACTGCTGGTACAGTTGGAATTGAAGCATTAGAAAAAGGCACTACATGGGATTATGTAGTAGATCCACGAAATATCCGAGTAGTTGCATATAAAGCAAAATTAGATGATGCATTTGTAACAGCAACACAAAAGGGTTCTACAGACAAAAATAAGAAAGGCACTACTTCTTCTGTAAAGTAGGTGATTAAATGAAAGATGAACTTGTTTTGAAACTATTAGAGATAGTTAAAAAGGATAAGTTTATTGATGATAATACACTAGATGATGTTTTAATGAATTATTTAAAACAAGCTGGAGATATGGTGTGTTTATATATTGCTGAAAATGAACTACCTAATACTTTAGAAACAGTAGTAGTGAGAATGGCAGAAAATCATTATATTCAAACAATGAATGATGCTGATGGAGTTAAATCATATACTGAAGAAGGTGCTAGTTGGACTTTCAATGATAATGATTTAACACCTTTTATATCTTTACTTGAAAAATATCTTGATAGTAAAAATGACAATTACCATAGAGGAGAGTTGATGTCATGGTAAGGATAAGAAAAATTGTTTTAAGAAACAAAATTACTAGTAATGACATTGATTCTCTAGATGATAGTTATAAAATTTCAGATACTGAATGTTTTGCACATGTAACTGCAGTATCTGGATATCAAGCACAAATTAATCTAGTTGGTAAACAATATGAAAGCTTATTCGTTGCCAGAATAAAAGGTTATAGAAAGGCAAATAGTATTGTTTTAGATAATAAAGAGTATGAAATAATACAAGTTAGATATCATGGAATAACCAGAACTGATATCTATTTTGGTAATAAAGGTAGTGATGAAAATGCCTTGGAATAATGACAATATCCCTGCTATTAAATATTCTTGGAGTGATGAGAGCCGAGATGATTTAGAAAATATAGCTAATATCTTAGATAAAGATTTTAATGGTGCTGGAGCTGAATTAAGAGCAGGTCATAAAGCGATGGTTAATAATCTTAATGCAGCGCTTAGTATAAGTGCTATGGACGCTAGAGAAGAAGTAATTAAGCTTATGAAACAGCGACAATATCATTCTAAAAGTGGTTATATAGGTCATGGAAATATGGTTAGTCAAGTTAAAGATCATGTTATAGATGATAAGCAAACACATTTAATCTATACAGACGCAACTTCAAAGGATGGTTATAATTATTCACAAGCATTTGAATTTGGATTACTTAATAGAAATTATCCTGCACAACATCCATTCAGAGATGCAGGTAATAAAATCACACCACAAGTAGAAAAAATAGCAGAAGAAGCAATAAGAAAGGGGTTCTCATAGTATGGAAACTCCTTTCTTGATTATCTATAAAGGAATTATCAAACAACTAAGAGCCAATGAAGGTTTAAAAGATATTCAAATAAAAACACCGTCGCAAGATTTTAAAAAATTACCAGTGATTATTATGCAGCTTATAAATGGAGTTCCAGAAAAAATAGTAAAAAATGCTAGAGTTTATGATTATGAATTTCAATTTGATGTTGTAACTGATAAAGATAATCTTGTTAAAGGTTTAGAAATTGCATATCAATTAATGGATATACTAAGAAATTTAAATATTGATAAATGTCAAATTGCTTTGTTAGATGATATTAATTTGTCATCTTTTATTGATAGTTCAACAACACAAATTTTAAATAGGCAAATGTTGAACGTTAATTTTCGAATCATAGAAGAAAATATAATTTAATGGAGGAAGAAACATGGTTAGTACAGGATCATTAACTGCAAGAGATTCAGATAAAATTATTTATTATTGGAAACGTATTGAACATGCAGCAGTAGCAGATTTACCCGCAATTTTAGGGTTACAAGGTGCTACTTCAACAACAAATCAGCGTAATGTTCAATCTACACAAACTAAAACAGGTGTAATTAAATCAGTACAAGCACCTAATCAAACACGAGTTGTAGATGTGATTATGACGGATCCTAAAGGTGCAACAACTGATATCGCCAAAGAATTGTATAACGCATGGCAAAATGGAGAAGTCGTAGGTTTATGGAGATTGGATTTAAATACATTGTCCTACAATGCAGAAGGTAAGAGACAAGTAGATGCGGAATTCTCTAAATGTTTAATTGGTAACTTGCCAGAAACAGAAGGATTAGGAGCTGCACAACAATCCAATATTACATTTGATGTAATTGGTGTTGCTCGCCGTTATGATAGCAATGAAAATCCATATCATTTAACAGAAGATGATTTGCCAGTAGGTGCATTTGATAATATGGAGAAATTCTATAACTTTGCTAAAGGAACAGAAGTAGGTGTCGAAAATGGAGCAATTGTTGATAAAACAACTTCTGACGCTAAATCAGGAGTAGCAGATAACTATACTTTAGGGCCTAAAGCTCAACAATAGTAATACAACGTCGCCTAAGAAATAAACAGTACGCAAGGGCGGCTATTGGAGGTATTTAAATGTTAATTAAAGGAACAGAAGTTGAATTAAAATTCAATCATAGATTTTATAAAAACATTGTTAAAGGATATAAAAGCAAAGATGCTGATGGATTTTCAAATTTTATTAATGGATTAATTCAAAAAGATCCAGATGCTTTAATTGCGGGATATAAGTTCGGAATTGTAGGAAAGAAGTTTACTGATGATGAAGTAGCTGATGCTTTAGAAGATAATGGTATTTTTGACAAAGGTAATCCATATAAGGATTTGTATAAGGAAGTCGTGAAAAGTGGTTTTTTAAAAGCGAAAATTCAACTTATGAAGAAAAGTGCAGAAGAAGATTATCGAACTATCAAAGAATTATTGAACAAAGCTTCCTTGAAAAAAGACGAAAAAGAAGCATTAGAAAATCAATTCAAAATGACCGAACAACAATATCTGAAACAAAAGAAAGCAATGGAAGAATTAGCAAAATAATTGAAGAATTTGATAAGTCAATGTTACTTCTGTTAGAAAATCTAAATATTTATGTTGGCAAGTTTGTTTTAGATGAAGTGTTGGACTTAACACCAATTGAGGCAACTTATATTCTCTCTGGTGGGCAAAAAAGAGAATTAAATAGGTTACAAGGTGAATTGTTGTTATCTAATGCAGTTAAGCCAGTAATTTTAGTTGATAATGCTGAAGAAATTAATCAAACTGTTTTGTCTCAGTTGCAAAAACAACAAGATGACATAAAAGCAATGACTGATGAAAAGATACAACAAGAGCGAATAAGACAAGCTGAAATGATGAACAAATTTACAGAAATATTTGGATAGGAGGGATAACATGGCTAATGCAATTGTTTCAGAAAAGAGAATAATTGTTAAACTTATTGATGAATTTACTAGCAAATACAAGATAGTTAGTTCATCAATGCAAGATCTAACTAAGCAAATAGAAGCTTTTAATAATAAGTTGAAGGTTGGCACAACATCTCAGCAATTAAAGCAAGAGATGGATACTTCACAAAAAACTATCAAAGAAACCACTGATAAAGTAAAAGACTTAGGCAAGGAAATTGAAAAGCCTAAAAAGACTAAGATTGATAATTCTAACGCAGACAAGCAACTTAAAGATCTAGAAAATCATATCAAGAACTTTCAAAAGCCTAAATTAGATTTTAAAGGATTTACATTTGAAATTTCAGATGCTGATAAACAGTTAAAGAGATTAGAAGATCATGTTAAGAATTTTAAGCAACCTAAACTAAATTTTAATGGCTTTACTTTTGATAAACAAATAAAAGAAGTTAATTCTAAAACAAATAGCTTTAATAACACTTTACAAAAGGTTATTGGAAGTCTAGGAAAATTAAAGTCTAATGCAACTAATACTTTTAGTAGTATCAAAAAGAATATGGACGAAGCCAAGGAGAAAGCTAGTCGCTTAGGAGATATCATTAAAGGTTCTTTAGTTGCTCAAGGTATATCTGGTGCAATTTCTGGTACTTGGAATTTAATTAAGACTGGAATAGGTGGAGCAATTGCTGAAGGTTTGAAATATAACAGATTGCAGCAAAATATGAAAGCCCAATGGACTACATTAGCAGGTTCAGCTAAAGAAGGGCAAAAGTTAGTAGACATGACTAACGAATTAGCTATTGCTGCACAAAATTCAACAGAAATGGTTAATGGATTAAACCAACAATACTATTCTGTAACGGAAAACGCAGATAAAACTAAAGAACTGACTAAGGCAACGTTGACACTTCAAGACGCATTCGGTAAATCTGATGCAGAAGTACAAAATTTTTCCTTGCAATTCTCACAAATGATGGCTAATGGGAAAGCTAGCGCTCAAGATTTTCTATCATTTACAAACGTCTTTCCTAAAATGAAAGGCGAATTAGTAAAGTATGAGCAGGAAGTAAAACATAATACATCACTGACTACTAAAGATATCAACGAAATGATTTCTAATGGTGAAGTTAGTGCCGAAGATATGTTTAACGTCATGATGCGAATGCAAGATAAGTATAAAGATGCTACTAAAAACTTTGGTTCAACACTTGATGGAATGGCAAGAACTATAAAAGGAACTATACCACGATTGCTAGGTTCAATGACGCAAGGAATGGCAGCTCAAGCTAATCCAATTTTTCAACAAGTTTCTAGTTGGGTAAGTGATAAAAAAACAGAAAAAAAGTTTGAAGAATTAGGTAAAACCATTAGTAAAGGTACATCATCTGTTATGGAAGCTATCCAAAAATCTATTGGCGCTAAAGATATGAGTGACCTATTAGATAAGATGATGGATGGAATAACTAACGGAGTTGAGAAGATAGCGGACTTCTTATCTGAGCATGCAGACGATTTAATAACAGGTGGCAAAGCTATTTGGGATATCGTAAAAGCACTTGGTGAAGGTGTATGGGATAGTTTCGCAACGTTTTTAAGCATTCTAGGCGGAGGAGATGCTGGTAATTCAACAAAAACAGTTGCGGATAGCTTAAAAGAAATTTCCAAGCATAAGGAAGCAATTGAAACTATCGGTAAACTCTGGGCTACTTATTGGGTTGCGTCTAAGTTCTTCAAAGTTGCTCAAGGGATATATAGTATTGCAGATGCCATTCAAATGATTGGAACAGGTAAGTCTTTAAAAGATTTAGGTGGATTATCAGGATTATTCAAGAAAATACCTAAGAAAATAAAATTAAAGCCAACTGTTGAAGAAGGCGGAATTTTAGGAAAGTTCAAAACATTAGGATCTAGTGCAGCAAGTAAATTTGCTAAACCATTTAAAAGCATAGGTTCTAAGCTTGGAGCAACTAAATTAGGCTCAAAAGTTGCTGGTATTTTTGAAAAGAGTGGAAATAGAGCTGGAACAAAATTTTTTGACAGTTTATTAACCAAGATAGGTGGAGAAAAGTTAGCTGGGCTTGGAAAAGGTATAGGCGGAAAACTTGCTGCAGGTGCTGGAGTAGCTTTTTCTGCTTTCGACTTATTTAAAGGACTAACACAAAAAAAAGATAGAGCTTTTAATATTGGTAAAGGTATAGGTGGTCTTGCTGGTGCAGGAATTGGTTTTGCCTTTGGAGGTCCAGTTGGAGCCAGTATTGGTAATATGTTAGGTTCAGCTGTTGGTGGAGCAGTTGTCAAGCACTGGAAAGGTCTTAAGACTGAAATGCATAAGATCATGAGTGGTGATTGGTCTGGTGTGTGGTCTGATGCTAAAAAGGGCTTTTCTAATATGGTAGATGGGCTTAAAAATACCTGGGGTAAGACTAAAAACTTCTTTTCTGGCAAAGGTTTTAAAACTGATAAAGAAATTAAGGATTCAAAATCAAAAGCTAAGAAAAAGCAAAAAGAAGATGTTGTCCCTGATTTTGAAGCACCAGTTACTAAAAAGCAATCTAAAGCTCAAATTGGATACATTAAAGATGTTGAAGCAGCTTTAAATGAATTAAAGGATAAGATAAAAAAGGCTGGTCTAGGTAAAGCAATGACTAGCCAAATGAATAGTATTAAAAAGGCAGTTAAAAATACTAAATTATCATCTTCATTTACAAGTTTGAAAAAGCAAATTGAAAATGTAACTAAATCATTTAATAATTCGAAAGTTGCTAAAAAACTTGGTTCAACATTAAAAGAATTAAAAACTCAAATAAATAAAAATAATCCATCAAAAGAGTTAAATAAGATTGGCAAAGAATTTAAAAACTCTGCTAAAGCTGTTAGTGAAGTTGATAAGCCAGTCAATAGATTAACTAGGACTTTAAAAAACTTAGATAAGCAATTAAAGACTTTTAAAAAGGTAAATCCATTTGGAACTCTGAATAAAGATATAAAAACTTTTGATTCAACCTTAAAGAAAGTATCTTTCGGAAAAGAATTATCTAAGCAAATGGATATAGCTAACAAAGCAATGGGTAAGAGTGGTTTTGTTGGTGATTTTAGTTCAATGGTTAATTCAGTAATTAAGAGTTTGAAGTCATTTAAAGCATCTTTTAATTCGAACTGGAAAGCAGTTTGGAATAAGGCTAGACCAACAATGAATAATTACTTAGATGATTTGCCAGGTGCCTTTTCTAAAAGAACAAATAAAATTTTAGACAAGCAAGAAGATTTTGAGAGTTCATTTAATAAATCTTGGCGTGGATGGTTGAATTATATTTCTAACAAGTTTAAATCAACTTTTGATGAATTACCAAGTAAGGCTCATACATCAATGAGCAAAATTATTTCTGAAATTAATAAAGGTATCAACTCTTTAAATTCAGTTATTTCAGTTTTTGGTGGAACTTCATTAAAAACAGCTTCTTATGCAACAGGAACGCCTAATGTTGCAGGAACTCACCCAGGCGGATTAATGACTGTAAATGATGATGGCTCAGCTGATCCAAGAGAAATTATCATGCGTCCTAATGGTGATATGTTCATGATGAATGGGCGTAATTTAACAATTTGGGGTGAACCTGGAACAACAGTATTTAATTCAACTCAATCCAAATTCATTAGTAGAATGATGAATATTCCGAAGTATGCTGATGGAACAGATAGTAGTTCTGATATGCTTGACTACATCATGGAACACGCAGAAGAAATTAGTAAAAATTCGCTACCATTCTTGAATAAACAATGGAAAAAAGCAGTTAATTTCACTCGTGGTTCAGAATTTTATCAAAAATTCGGTAATGCATTAGGAAGTGGCTTCTTAAAAGCTATCCAAAATCCATTTAAAAAGATGATTGAAGAAAGTGATGTAGCTGCACCTGCTGGAAGTGGTGTTGAACGCTGGAGACCACAAGCAATTAGAGCTTTAAAGATGTTAGGATTATCAACTTCATTAGTTGGAAAGGTATTAAAACAAATTCAAACAGAATCCGGTGGAAATGAGAAAGTAACGCAGCAAGGAGCCGATCCTGATGGAGATGGTTCAGGTCCTGCTATAGGATTGATGCAAACTAAACGAGGAACGTTTAATCAATATGCTTTAGCCGGACACCATAATATCTTCAATGGTTTTGATAACATGCTGGCAGGTTTGAACTATGCTAAGCATAAATATGGAGATAGTTTATACTTCTTAGGCCAAGGTCACGGATATGCTAACGGTGGAGAAATTACACAAAAAGAATTAGCTTGGATAGGAGATAATGCACAACAACATGAATTTGTGATTAATCCATATTCAGCTAGTTCTATTCCACTAACTAATAAGCTTATAGATACTATGTCTAATGTTCGCCCAGAATTAAAGAAAAATAGTACAGCATTTAGCTTAGATAAAGTAATCAATGTTTTATATACAATAGCTGATAATGTTAAGAATATTGATCTACAACCAGTTGTTAATATTGATGAGAATGCTAAAGCAATTAATAAGTATAATGCTAAAAATCTAATGTTGAGGAGGGGATAATTTGAAAGTTTTTTCTAATAAAAGCAATAGACCACAAGCTTATAAATTCGAAAAACCTACTCAAACTACTAGAAACAATTTAGGATTTGATCCAATTGAATTTGCTGTAAGTTTAGATGGCGAAAACTGGTTATCATATTATGATAACTCCAATTTGGATAACGTATATTGTTATGATTTCGATATACCTATTGCTGTACAGTCTGATAATTTACAAAAATTAGGGATTAATGATGGTCAAAGAATTATTTCAAGTTCATATGAAACTAGAGAACTAAAAATGAGTGTAGTATTTCACGGATTGGATGAAAATGACACTAAATTAGCTATTAATGAGTTACAACGATTTTTAACAACTCGAGATGGAATGTGGATAACTTGGAGTAATTGGGGACAACGTTGTTATTACGTAAAACTTAAGCAAATTACACCTTCTATCTCAAGTATAAGTGATTTTACGGCAGAAATTGTATTTACTGATCTAATAGGTTTAAGTAGAACTATTGGTGATACGTCTGACTTATCTAATTTAGTTTATGGATTCGGGAATAAGATAACTCGTGATATGAGTTATACTTTCAAAAATAATAGTTTTGACGTTTATAATCCTAGTGATATTTTAATAGATCCAGAAAGAAGAGGACATCCATTAAAAATAATTTTATCTGGGTCAAGTAATGGTGGAATGAAGATAACTAATAAAACGACAGGAGATTATATTACTAGAAAAAGTAATTGGTCTGGAATATGGAAATTAGATGGTGTTAATCCATATCTTAATAATGCAAATGATGGTATTAATACCGATCACGGTGTTATTACACTACAAAAAGGATACAACACTTTTCAAGTTGATAATTTCGCTGGTTCTATTAGTTTTGAATTTCCATTTTGGTATTTGTCATGATTGAACCAGTATTAATTAGAGATAGAGCTGGAGAAAATGAGGAAAGGGTGTCTTTCTCTGATTTATACAGCTCGTTTCAAGAAACTTGGGAAGTAAATAATACATTTCAAATAGATTTAACATTGACGTATACAGAGGATTATAAGAAAGTATACAATTTGGCTCAGGCTGCTTCATATGTTATTTATAAAAATCAGATGTATTCAATAGAGCAAATAGAAACTACTATAGCTACTAATTTACTAACTAAAAAAATTACTGCTAAGCATATTCTATTAGAGAAGTTGAAAAATTTACGTGTAGATGTTGACCCGTCCAAACCAACAGAAAACACCACTGACAACCAAGATACATTAAGCAATTCAACAAACGGAAATACAACAACAGTTGTAAAAGCAGATAAGTACGTTACGATTTCTTTGAAAGATTGCTTAGATAAGTTCTTTAATTCTAACGATCAGGGTATTTCTTATAATTTGCATGGTAATTTTCCATCAATTCAAGTTGAAGTATCAGGTTCATGTTTAGATTGGCTAATGTCTAATTTATCTGAATTTCATGCTGTATTTGTGCCTAATGATAATAGATTAGACGTGTATTCAACTGATGAATTTAAAAAGAAGAGCGGTAAGACGTTTAGATATTTACACAATACGGATAATATTGATTTACAAGTCGATATAAACGAACTAAAGAATTCAGTTCATGTTGTTGGTGGAAAAATCACTAAGGAAGTTACAACAACTAATACTGAAACTGTACCTGCTGAAAGTGGCGGAGCCGATAAAGTAGTAGAAGATGCTAAAAAATATCTAGGAATACCTTATGTTTGGGGTGGTAAAACTCCATCAGGTTTTGACTGTTCAGGATTAGTAGCATACATTTATCATGATTTTGGAATAAACATACCTAGTTATACCGTTGATATGGAAAGTTATGGTACTGATATATCACTAAATAATATTCAGTGTGGGGATATGTTATTTTGGGGACCACATGGAGCTTCATATCATGTTGCTATGGCGTTAAATTCTACTGATTTAATCATGGCACCACAACCAGGAGAAAATGTTAGAGTTCAAAAAATAAGTGCTTGGAGACCTGATTTTGCTAAACGTAATCAACAAATGGCAAGTATTGTATCTAAACAAGATACAGATACGGGAACAAATACAGATACTTCAAGTAATGATGAATTTCTAATTAACTATACTTATACTGATGATAATTCCGTAAGTAAATATGGATTAAGGCGTTCTGAACTAATGGAAGTTGATTTTATTAGAGATAAGAATGTGATGGATAATTACTTGAAATCCAAATTGCAAACTGAACCATTAATAACTTTATCATTAAGCTACTGGGGAGAAAAAGATTTCCAGATGGGAGAAGTTAGAACTTTGATAGCTAGAGAAATGAATATTGTAAATGAAGTACAATTAGTTGCATATTCTGTTAATCCGTATTCTACAAATTCTGATTCTACCCTAACGTTTAATAACGCAGGAACATATATGAAAGATGTTAATTTAGCACTTATGAAAGATATTAAAGGTATATCAACTAGGATAAATTCTTCTTATGGCAATAGTTTTTCTAGAAATGAAGATGCATATGTCAATATTAATGATCCTGACTTGGCTAAATGGATTTCTGATTATGTTGGAGGTTAGAAGATGAATTGGTTAGATTTATTAGCAGAAGCACTTAGAAAATTAACTACTAAGGAACTACCTGGGCTGCAAAAACAAATGTATGCATATATTGATAGTAAACATAGAGAAACTATTAGATACATTGACGATAAACTCAACAACAATACTCCAACAACTCCAGATACACCTAAGCCACAACACATTGGCAAAATTATTGATGTATCAGAATGGCAAGGTGTAATTGATTGGAATAAGGTAATTGCTGATGATGTTACTTTAAGTATTATCAGAGTTCAACATGGCTCAGCTCACCAAGATTTAAAGTACATGGAAAACTTACAGAAATGTATTTCAGCTGGTGGAAAGTATGCGGTGTATGCATATTTTGCTGCTACATCTACATCAGACGCTCAACAAGAAGCAAGAGATTTTTATAATAGAACGCAACAGGTTGTCGCAGATAAGCAACAGCCTATTTTTTATGCGATTGATGTTGAGAGCATTGAGATGAGTGGAGATGTTAATCAGATGAGAGCTGGAGTAGAGGCTTATATGTCGCAACTTAATGCTTTAGGTGTGCCAGATAATAAGATAGTTCTGTATATTGCTAATCATTTGTACGATAAATTCAATCTGAATGTAGCACGTCCTGGTGCAATTTGGATACCAAGTTACGGACAAAATGACGGAACATTGGCTAATAGTTTAAAACCTACACATCCATATGATTTACATCAATTTACAAGTAAAGGTAGCGTAAATGGTATTACTGGAAATGTAGATATGAGTGCAGAACCAAGCGAGAGATTTAAGGAGTTGATATTTAGTGCTTAGTTGGAATGGCGATATACATGAGTTTTTAAGTGTATATCAAAAAAACATGACAGACTTTCAAGATAAGATTAATAGTCATTTAAGTTGGTTGAATGATGACTTGTATCTGGATAATGATTTCAGATTAACTTTAATCATTCAGAAACTAGATGCAAGTTTTTCAAGACTTTTGTATAACCAAATTTGCGAGAATATAAGGTTAATCGATATTATCTTGAATAAATTATCAAGCCTATTAAATGAGTCTGATTACCAAGAGTATGATGATTTGGGTAATGTAGTAACAGTATCTTATGAAGCTTATTTAGATAATAAGTTGGAGTTAGATAAGGATAATTTCAATCAGTATTATCAACAACTTCAAGCTATTTTAGATAAACTAGCGAAGTTTAAACATAATAATGTTAGTGAACAATATTTGAAAGGTGGTGAGAATTAATGGCAGTAGCGAAC